GAGCTAATGCTTGTTGTTGGCCACCAACACCAGATAATAAACCTAAAGTACGGAATTGATCGGTCAATTGATTACCTAACAAATTAGCCTGTTGTCTTCTATTTTCTAATTCTAATCTAGCAGCAACTTCACCTTGTCTAGCTCTAGTTTCTAAATTAGCTAATTCTATTTGTTGTCTTCGAGCCGTATCAGCTTCAGCTAAACGAGTGGCTCTATCAAAACCAGCAGAACGTAATCCTGCTATAGTTTGTGCAGCTTCTTCTGCAAACGGTCGAGTCGCTTCACTTTCTATCAAAGCTGATCTTGACCCACCAAATGCACCTGCACCAATTGCTCGATCTTGCGCTCTTTGTGTTGCTATGTCTTGTCTTCGAGCAATATCTTCTAAAGCAGGTTGTAATACTGCTTCCGTGTATGGATCTTCATATTGTTGAAAATTTGTATCGAGCAAGGATGCGGCAGCTCCAGATACAGGAGAAAGCGTAGGGGAGGAAGCTGCCGCAAGTTCTGAAATTCTTTGTCTTGGGTCAAAATCCATGCTTTCGCTAAACAACCCTCTAGTAGATTGCATGGCTTGTAATTGGTCAGGAGTAAAACCTGCAACCATCTCACCAGTGTACGGAGTAAAAGGTATGTCAGCCGCAGCCATACCTCTGCTTGACATCTCTTGATAGAGGTCTTGTAAATAACCAGGTACGTTTGCTTCTTGTGTTGTTGTTGTTTTGCCTTTACTCATAATTCTTTAGTAATTATATGTTCTTCTTTAAAACCCAAATGTTTTAATTTACGCTTCCAACCTTTTCTGCCACCTGCATGGAGTCTTGTGATACCAGCATTTTTTGCAAAAATTTCAATAGAAGCTAACATTTCTTCTAATTCTTTATAATCCCCGCCACAAAACAATAAGTTCATGGCGTTTAATTGTGGAAATATAACAATTTCAGTTACAAATGCTGATTGTTTGCCAGTCCATAAATGGAACAATCCACATCTTATTTTATCCTCAATGTCGTCAATTGTATATTCCTTTTGATGTTTTACCGCAGGTTCAATAAATTGTTTGGCGTGTTGCCATTGTTGTTCCCATTCGGGAAGCTTAGTCACCTTTTGCATATTCAACCAAACTAGCAACTGTCATTATTCTATTGGCATCAGTAGCAGTTACTTTGATAATTTCACCTGCCGTTAAAACTAAATCTCTACTTAATAATTCTGCCGTGCTATTTCCTGCAACTGTAAAATCATCGTACAAATTAAAAACATTACTGCCAGTGTCGGTTAGACTGACATTGATTGTTGTAGAAGCTGCATTGTTGTTATTGACAATTATTGATTCAATAATAGCAAAATCAAAATCTGAACCCGCAGGTGCAGTAAATAAAGTAGTAGCTCCTGTCGTTGTTAAACTTACTTTGGCGTTGGTAATTTTTTGAATGTATTGACTTTTACTAGCAGGATCTATCATCGCTTTCCTCTAGGTTGCACATCTAATCTAATTTTACCTACTTGAAAATCTTGCGTAACATCGCCTTCTATTTTCATTTGTACCTGTCTAGCTGAAAATCTAGCATCGGTATAACCATCGGTGTCAAAAGTAAAACTGCCAAAATCTGTTTCTGTTCCTAGCGGGGTAAAACGACCTGTAAAACTTAAAGTAATTGCAGGTAATGAAGTTGTTTCTTCGTCTGGTAAAATTTGATTGACTTGCGCAACACGATCACCACTACCTATTTCTAATGGGCCTGTTGTGCAAAAAGGTTTTCTAGTACCCAAACCTGGCGAATTAAACAAAGCTCTTTTGTCGTGTTCATAAACAAAACCATCTTTGTCACAAGCAATTGGGTTTTGAAATACCCCTTGATCTATCCAACAGCCACGATCCAACTCACCAATACTCCAAACATTGTCTAGGTAATTCCAAATAATATATTTATTCGGTGTTAATTGATCCGTTCCGCCAACTGGAAAAAACCACCAGATTTCATTGTAATCAATATTGTGTGCGCCAAAAGTAGCTTGTTGAGTGTTTTGTTGAATGTTGTCAAAAATAAAATCATGTACGTCTGATTTAAGTTCTCTAACCGTACCATTGTAAGTAAAAAAAGAATTTTCACTAATCCAAGACAAAAACCCACCAGATGAAACAATTGATCTAGGACTAATTGCTTTACAATTTACCCCAGCATCTTGAATCCCATAAATAAATGGGCTGCCCGTGTAATATAATTTATTAATACCAACGTCAGTAAAAATAATAATATCATTCCCAAATTTAATTGCATAATTCGCTTGACCTCCTGTGGGTATAATTAAATCTCCAGCAGTATTTCTTGCTGTAGATGTCCAAGTTGTATTGTCTTCTCGATCCGACCACGCTATTTTACGAGGGTCGCCACCAGAACCTATTGCTATTAAATGTCTTTCATTGCTAACAATAACTGCTTGACAACCCGTAGGTGCATTAGTAATTACTGTTGCAATAGTATCAGGACTACCACTACCAGCATCAGGTCGCCATTGATATATTTTACCGTCACTTGGAAAGCAAAAAATTAAATGTTCACCCCAGTTGTCAAAAGAAAAACTTTTCGTATCAAACTGTATTTGTGATTGACTTCTAGCATCTCCCCAATCCTCTACACCATAATGATAAGCACCATAACCGTTGGAAGTAATAATATCATCTCCTGTAAAACCAACGGGAGTAATGTCATACCAAACATCATCATATAAAACATTAACGCCACTTCTAGTACCAATAGCTAATACCTCTTCACCATTATTAGTTTTATAAGAATACATACCAATTGGTACGGCTGGATCTATAACTCTAGCTGCTGCGGAAGTAGCGGCAGAACTGCCTGTGCCTGTGGTCGCTACAGTAAAAGTTGTAGTTGAAGGCACTGAAGCAATAGTAAAAGTAGTATTTATTTGATTAATTGTTAAGCCACCTGTCGCTGCAAAATCTTCTAATATAACGGTAGCACCAACACTTAACCCGTGCGCCACTGTAGTTGTAACAGTTATATTTGCACTGCTTGAAGCAGTAGTAACCGTGCCACTAAAAAAAGTGCCAACAGGATTGTTTCTAAAATAAGTCCAACCACCTAATGGTTTTAAATAACCATTTTCAAAACGAACTAAATCGCCATCAACAAAACGGCCTTTGTTGGCATAGTCTGTACCATTTTTTACTATTCCTGCTGGGGGTGTTATTTCTACTAACGCCATGATTTATCCTATTTTGTAAAAGTCAATGTGTTAGTGCCTGATACTATCGGTGATTTTATACCAAAACCAACAGCAGCAGTATAAGTCCATACCCAAGTAGTTCTGCCACTGGCTTGACTGTAACTTGCTGCGGATCTAGCAAAGCTAGTGCCATTAACGCTTACGTTTGCAAACGCATTATTATCATTTGTTACAGTGCCATTAGCATCTAAAGTTAAAGTTGCTGAACTGTCGTTTGGTTGCACTTGTTGAAATGAAAAGCCAACTACAGCATTACCGCCAAAAAAACTTGTTTTAGAAACTCCGCTTGTTGGAGTTCCTCTACTATTATAAGTTTGCCATTCATAAAACTGAGTTCTAGCAGATCCAGGTAAATTTGTTGATCTAGCGTCTTGTGTAAAACTAACTACAAATTGATTTGATGCTCCGTACCATTCGTTAAAAAACATAGCAACCCCAGCATCTTTGCCAATAAGTCCTCTGATGTCTGAGTCATTTATCGTACAAGCCGTTTCATTAGTACCCCCAGCTTCTAGATGAATTTCATTTAGTGTAATTAAACCACTAGCAGGTATTTGACTCATTTTTTAAGTCCTCTACTTGTTTGCTTAACTCTTTAACAGCTTCTATAAGTAACCCAACTGTGTTGGCATATTTCATAATTTTTATTGAACCTAACTCTTTGTCTTGATGATTGGCTACTAATTCAGGAACTATTTTTTCAACTTCGTTAGCTACCACTCCTATTTCTTTAGAGTTATTTGCCTTTCTTGTAAAATGCACCCCTCTTAAATTATTTACTTTTTCTAAAGCATTTTGTATTTGATAAATGTCTTGTTTTAAAGCTACATCAGAAAATGCTCCTACGTTGCCAGTTGCAACAAAATTACCCTGATCGTTCAAAGAAGCTCTTTCTGTTGAACCTACATAAAACTCTATATGATCTGTTTCGTTTTTTATGCCAGTAGCACTAGCTCCTCTTCTCACTTCATTAACATTTTGTAAGGTTAAATTAGAATCTGTAGAAGAATAAGCATTATTTAATTGTGTTTGTATAGCAGAAGAAACTCCAGCAAGAAAACCTACCTCTGTTGAAGTTACTGCACTTACTACAGACACATCTCCGTTAGCATCTGATACCAATGCTTTTGAAGCAGTTAAATTTTCCATTTTGCTAAAAGCAATTGCAGCACTAGCAGAAACACTTGCGTTGACTACAGCATCACTTGCTAATTGATCTGCGCCCACTGCATCATTTGCAATCATGGCTTGTTCAACTGCATCGTTAGCAATAGTTATTGCTCCAGTATTAGCTATCGTAGCATCGCCTGATAAAGCAACTGAATTAAAACTTGTGCCATTAGCCACTAAAATATTGGCATCAGTGTTTGAGCCAATTTTTAAAGTACCGCCAATGTTAAGAGTTTTGCCGCTGCCAACATTAAGGCCGACTGAAGTTCCATTACCAGCAGCCGTAAAGATCCCATCAACTGAATCTAAATTAGTATTAATTTTACCACCCCAGGTATTAGTAGAAGCTCCTACCTCTGGTTTGGTTAAATTTAAATTACTGGTAAACGTATCAGCCATAATAAATTATATCCTATTTTAAGAGTCTATTGTTTTTTGTACAGATGTAGGATTTTTTTGTTCCTCAATTTGTTGAGCTAAATTTTCCTCCAATTCAGTCACCGCTTCTTCACCCATAGCTGCAATTACCCATGCTTCTACGTCAGCAGTCGTTACTGATTCAAAGTCAATAAAGTCTTCCAAATCATCTGTATTTAAGTCTTGAGTACCATAACTTGAAGCTGCATAATCTTCACCTTCAGTTTTTGTTACTCGCCAATGCACCATGTAAATCACATCGCTGTGATCTGCTTTAGTAGGGTACACATCTACTGTTTTTACATCCCATTCCATTTTATTTACCTCGTAAGTTATTTATTTGTGTTTGTAAATCTTCTATTATAGCTTGTTGTTCTTGGATTGCTTTGGTTAGTAAAGGTGTCAATTTTGCATAATCCATACTTTGCATATCTTCACCATCTTTTTCTCCGCTTACTAAATATGGCAAAATTTCTTGGATT